ACCATGAAGGGTCGTGACACCAAGATGGGTACGAACAATTACGGCGAGATTTACCAGAAGTGAACTGCGGGGCGTGTAAGTTTTTCTTAGCAAACCAGAAGTTCGGAATGTGCCAGCGGTATCCTGAGTATGTTATGAAACAGGATACTCAATGGTGCGGAGAGTTCCAAAAGAAGCAAGAAGCAATCATTGAAGAACCCAAAAAACGGAGAAAAAATGATCCAGCCATTGCGCGACCGGATTCTAGTCAGGCCGATTGAGCGAAAAAAGAGCGACATTCTTGCGGTCATCATGCAAGAGAACCCTAATATGGGTGAAGTGGTTGCGGTCGGGCCGGGGGAGTACGACAAGAAGGGTCGTAGAGTCCCGAATCCTTGCGAGGTGGGCCAGAAGATAAGGTACGGAACGACAGGCGAGTACCTGACGTTCCAAGAGGTCGAGCAAGATGGCGAGAAATTTCTTATGATGTCTTGGAAAGATGTCTGCTGGGTGGAAAATGAAAACAACCAATAAACCGATTCCCAAAACTACTACCGGCAAGGGTAGGAACTACAAACCTACCGAGCAGGGTGCGGGAATGACTGCAAAAGGAAGGGCAGAATACAATGCGAAAAATAATTCAAACCTTAAAGCTCCAGCTCCAAACCCTAAAACAAAAGCTGACGCAAATCGTAAAAAAAGTTTTTGCGCGAGGATGAGTGGGATGCCGGGGCCGATGAAGGACGAAAAAGGCCGACCAACCCGTAAGGCAGCTAGTCTTAAAAACTGGAACTGTTAATGGATGAGCAATCAATACAAGCAAGAGTTGCGGAACTTAATCAACAACGCTCGATCACCGTGGCTAATCTTCAAGCTCTGGATGGGGCGATTGCTGACTGCAATTGGTGGCTTGCGAAGATCAAGGCAGATACCGTCAAGATTAACGAAAACGAGGGGAATGACTGATGGCTACCGGACTTTACGCGAACATCCACGCCAAGCGCGAGCGAATCAAGGCCCAAAAAGCAGCGGGCAAGACCCCGGAGAAGATGCGAGCCCCCGGAGCCAAGGGCGCTCCCACGGCAAAGGCGTTCAAAGAATCAGCCAAGACTGCGAAAAAGTGATGCTAAAGAAATCTACATCCGAGAAGGCGTTCAAGCAGAACATCAAGACCGAGGTGAAGGCCGGTAAACCGGTCAAACAGGCGGTTGCGATAGCGTATGCAACAAAGCGCGAGGCTGCGAAAAAGGGTACTAAAGGTAAAAAGTAATGCCTACGCTTTCGGAGCTATTTAACCTCGATCCGAATGTCGAGAGGCTAAGTCTGCTACCCCGACTGCGGGGATCATTGCCGTCAGAGAAGTCAGTAATGATGCCTGACCGGTATATGCCTGACGTTATAGCTCCCAAGATTCTGTACGACTTTATCCGTGCGATCAAAGCACCCGGACGAGCTGCGCGGGGTGAGGTTCTGGACGAAGAAGAAGCCCTGAACACGGCGCTCAATATGTTTGGAGGCGGTCTTGCGACCAGCGGATCAGTTCCAATAGGGGCGTTAGGAATGTCGGCTAGGACTGCCCCTGCGGGAACAGTACCCTTGCGAGAGATCCCAAGGTCACCACTAGGCTTTTATTCAAAGGTTGAGGAAGCCACCTTACCGTTACAGAATAAGGGGTCTGGAGGCCAATTCTTAGCCCAGATCCAAAAGACTCCCGGCGTAAAGCCAGAGGAAATTGAGGTTTTGGGGCTGGATAAGTTCTTGCAGTCTAAGCCTACGGTGACCAAGCAAGAGGTTCAGGACTACATAACTGCGAACAAGCCAGACGTTCAGGAAGTGCGGCTTGATGAGCCACAATTTACAACAGAAAACAGGCTTGAATTAGAGTCGTTGTTTAACATCCCAAGAAGGGAAAGAACAGCAGAACAGTCATCGAGGGTTGATGAATTATTGGCAATTTCTGACAGGGAAATTGACCAACCAGTAACCAAATTCTCTAAATACACCATTCCCGGTGGAGAGAACTATCGAGAGTTATTGCTGACGCTGCCGAGTGGCCCAAGACAAACAAAGTTTGAGGTTTTTGATCCAAGCACTCAACGAGCCGTTCCTTTTCAAACAAGGGAAGAAGCCGTTGCTTTTGCCAACCAAGACCCAACAAGAAGTTCTGTTGTTGCGGAGGTGGATGTAAGCAAACCCGAATATCGCTCCTCCCACTTTGACCAACCCAACATCCTCACCCACTTGCGGGCAAATGACCGTGTAATAGACGGTAAGAAAGCTCTGTTTATTGAGGAAATACAGTCAGATTGGCATCAGGCTGGGCGCAAGAAGGGGTACAACAAATTGCCAGATGACGCTCAAGTAGTACAAAGCCCTTACTCAGGTAATTTTATGGTTCAGAGAGCAAATGGAAATTATTTGGGAGAATCAGCGACAACTAGAGAAGAAGCCATTCAAAGCGCAATTAAACATTTTGGTGGCGTACCAGACGCACCATTTAAGAAGTCATGGCATGAGCTAGCTCTGAAACGTGCGATCCAAGAAGCAGTAGACAAAGGCTACGATAAGTTAGCGTTTACTACCGGCAAGACACAGGCAGAGAGGTATGACCTGAGTAAACAAGTAAATAAATTAGTTTGGAATGAACAAACAGGAACGCTTGCGGCACAACGGGCTGGCGGTGATACTGGAACCATAAAGTACGAAAATGTAACTGCTGATAAGTTATCTGATTACATCGGCAAAGAAGCGGCAGATAAATTAACGAAAGCCAAAGATTTATCTGGATGGAAAACAATAGAAGGTGATGATTTGCGGGTTGGTGGGGAAGGAATGAAAGGGTTTTATGACGAAATCCTACCTAAAGCCTTACAGAACCTAACCAAGAAATACGGCACAAAGGTTACTAAAACCAAATTAGATGCAAGAGGAGAAGATAAGTTATCCACAAAATTGCGGGAAAATGGTTATGACCCTTATAACGCTGACTTACAACAAATTTTAACGGACAACGGTGGTCGGCAACCAAGATGGTTAAACGACACCGATATAACTGCATTAGAACTTGGTTATACATCATCCTTAAAAGACACAGGAGTTGAAGTTTGGTCAATGGACATCACGCCTCAGATGCGGGAACAGATTAAGGCAAAAGGCCAGCCACTCTTTGCGACTGCGCCACCTTTAGGTCTTGCGAGCCAAGATCCACTAGAACAGTTCTTACAGACAGACGAAGCAAGAAACGACCCACTAATGCAATTCTTAGGACAGAAATAGGTTGCAATTTAAACGAGAATAGTTTACATTTCCAATTCCGTGTCAGGAACTTATAGATTGAGTTAATCAATATGGCCGCACCGATAGGTAACACTAATGCAGTTAAGGGGAAGATGTTTCAAGATGCTTTGCGAAAAGCTTTGGTACAAAACCCTCAGAGACTACCAAACATAGTAAATGCACTTCTAACTCAGGCAGAGCTGGGAGAGGCTTGGGCTGTGAAGGAAGTGATAGACCGGCTAGACGGCAAGGCGATCCAGATCAACCAGATGGAGAACGCGGACGGGACACCGTTGCTGAACGCTATTCAGGTCACGTTCATCAAACCGCCAGAAACCATAGATGTCTGACCGCGAGCTGCTGGAACAGGCGGTAGCCAAGGCAGAGTTCCCGGTCAAACTTGCGTGCCTTTTTGAGCCCAAGCGTTATAAGGTTCTCTACGGAGGCCGAGGCGGGGCAAAGTCTTGGGGAGTAGCCAGAGCCCTGCTGATCAAGGGAGCCAAAGATCCGCTACGAATACTCTGTGCGCGAGAGTTTCAGGTCTCAATCAAGGACTCAGTCCATAAGCTCCTAGCCGACCAGATTGAGCAACTGGGGCTCTCTGAGTTCTACGAGGTAACCAACACCTCGATCAAGGGCAAGAACGGAACCGAGTTCTTCTTTGCGGGGCTCAAGAACAACATCATGTCTATCAAGTCCTTTGAGGGCGTGGACATCTGCTGGTGCGAGGAAGCTCAGACCATCTCCAAGACTAGCTGGAACGTCCTGATCCCAACCATCCGTAGGGATAACTCCGAGATATGGGTCACCTTCAACCCGGAGCTAGAGACGGACGAGACCTACCAGCGGTTTGTGATTAGCCCGCCTGAAAACGCCATAGTCCAGAAGATTACTTGGCGCGATAACCCGTGGTTTCCCCAGACCCTGCGGGAGGAAAAAGAGAACCTTGAGATCCACGACCATAACGCCTACTTGAACGTCTGGGAAGGCTTATGCCGTAGGACGGTCGATGGGGCGGTCTTTGCCCAAGAGATGAACATGGCAGAGATGGACGGTCGGATCACCAAAGTCCCGTATGACGCTATCAAGCCCGTCCACGCGGTATTCGACTTGGGCTGGGCAGACAACACGGCTATCTGGTTCGTTCAGTTCATAGGTTTTGAGATCCGACTGATCCGATACCTTGAGGACAACCAAAAGACCATGAGCTATTACTTGGCCCAATTGCAGTCCTTGGGCTACGTTTACGACACCATCTGGCTACCCCATGACGCTGAGAACACGACTCTGGCGGCTGCGGGTCGGTCGATTGCGGACATAGTCCGGGGAGCAAACTACAAGGTTCAGATCCTACCGAGAGTACCGGTCACGGACTCAATCAACGCGGCTCGCACGATTTTCCAGAAGTGCTACTTTGATAAAGAAAATTGCTATCAGGGGCTACAATGTCTGAGGCACTATCGGTATGATGTTGATCCAGATACGAAACAGTTCTCGAAATCGCCTCTGCACGACATATATTCACATGGTGCGGATGCGTTTCGGTACATTGGATTGGTGGTAAACGAACCCCGGAAGGCAGGGCCAAAGAAGCCGGTCTACCAGATTCCGGGCTCATGGATGGGCTAAAACATGGCAAAAGTAGACGTTCCGAGTGCTATCCCTGCGGACTCCCGCATACAGGAAGCGATAGACTTTCTTAAGTTTTCCAACGAGGCCGACACCGATAACCGGCAAAAGGGTCTCGATGACCTAAAGTTTTCCACAGGTGACCAATGGCCCATTGAGGTTCAGAACTCCCGACACCTTGAGGCCAGACCCTGCTTGACCATTAACAAACTGGATGCCTATGTGCGCCAGATTGTGAACCAGATGCGTCAGTCGCGCCCACGGATGCGGGCTCACTCCATGAACTCCGAGGCCAACGCCAAGGTTGCGGACATCATCACCGGGATATTCAAGCACATTGAGGTCAACTCAGACGCTGACACAGCTTACGACACCGCCGGTGAGTACGCGGTCAGGGTGGGATGGGGCTACTGGCGGGTGATCACGGACTACGTCCGCGAGGATTCGTTTGATCAGGAAATTTACATTAAGCCCATCGACAACCCGTTCTCGGTCTACTTTGACCCCAACTCGCTCCAGCCAGACGGCTCAGACGCTGAGAAGGTCTTGATTACCACCCTGATGTCGAAGGCTGACTTTAAGGTTCAGTACCCAGACGCGGATGACGGCGGTGACTTCAACCAGCGCGGGACGGGTGACTTTGACCCCGATTGGGTACAGAAAGAGGACATCCGGGTTGCCGAGTATTTTTACGTTGAGCGCAAAAAGACCAAGTTACTGCTTCTGTCTGACGGCACAAAGGTCTACAAGGACGAGGCTCCTAGTCCCGAGATTATGGCTGCGGCTGGGATCATGGTGGTGGGCGAGCGCGAGACCATGCGTAAGCAGATCAAGTGGTGCAAGCTCACCGGCTTAGAGATCCTTGAGGAACGCGACTGGGTAGGACGTTACATCCCCGTGGTTCCGGTCTACGGTCAGATGCTCACGGTCGAGGACAAGCGCAAAAAGTACGGCTTGGTGCGGAACGCCAAGGACGCACAGCGTATGTACAACTACTGGCAGACCAGTCTTACAGAAAGCATCGCTTTGGCCCCCAAGGCCAAGTGGCTCCTTGCGGAAGGTCAGGACGAAGGCCACGAGAACGAGTGGGCGCAAGCCAACATCAAGTCCATGCCGGTCTTGCGCTACAAGCAGACAGACATTAACGGCAAGGAAGCCCCAGCTCCACAGCGACTCCAGCCAGAGCCACCGCCCGCCGGGGTTATTGCGGCTGCGATGTCCATCGATAAGGACTTACAGTCCGTAGTCGGTATCTTTGATCCGTCCCAGTTGCCCCAAGGAAATATGTCGGGCAAGGCCATACGCGGTCAGCAGATGCAACAGGACATGACCAACTTCCACTACTACGACAACCTTGTGCGGTCTATGAAGCACACGGGTCGGATCATCCTTGACCTGATCCCCAAGATTTACGACCGGGAGCGAGTTCTGCGGATCATCGGCTACGATGGGAAACCTGAGATGGTCACCGTCAACGAGCGAGTCCAAGACGAGATGGGCGTGGAAAAGGTTCTTAATGACGTAACCGTGGGCGAATACGATGTCTACATGGACACCGGCCCCGGCTACCAAAGCAAGCGTCAGGAGGCTGTCGAGGCCATGATGCCCATGATCTCCACCAATCAGGAACTCTTTAACCTTGCGGGTGACTTGGTGTTCCGCAACATGGATTTTCCGGGTGCGGAGGTCATCGCCGACCGGCTGGCGGCTAACAACCCGCTGGCCCAGATTGACGAGAAGTCAGACATCCCGCCCCAGATCCAGATGCAGCTCATGCAAGCCCAGAAGCAGATTGCCGATATGCAACAGATGATTGCGGCTATGGAGCTTGAGAAGCAGTACCGAAGTGACGTTGAACTGTTACGTCAGGACGGTGAGACCAAGCGCAAGCTCATGGATGTCACCTCGCGGGCGTACAACACCGACACAATTAACGAGGCCAAGGTCAACCAGCAGATCCTCAACTCACAGGCCAATCAGAATAAGGCCGAGCTGGATGCGGTGACCAAGATGCTATTGAAGCGGATGGACATCGGCGAGTTGCGTCAGGTCATAGCCGAGAAGGATGCGGAACAGGCTCAAGTAGCCGCGTTTGCGGAGCGTGAGGTTAACCGAACAGACAACCCGTTCTTGCAACAGGAGCAACAAATAGCAAATAGTTGACAACTATTGGGAAACAGTTTGTAATACGAATTACCTACCAATGGGTTCATTGGGTTTATTCTTGGAGTTAATCCATGTCGGAAGTAGCACAAGAGGCCCGGAAACAGGCTTCAACGGTAGTGACGAGTGAGAATTTAGCTGAGTTTTCGTTAGCAAAATTAGGTTTAGCGCCAGATGGAACTCCTACTGAGGCCGCACCAGCGGAGCCGGTGGTTGAGACCGAGGCGAGTGAACCAAGCGAAAGCGAGGCTGCGACAGGTGAAAAGAAGCAAAACCCAAAACTTGAGAAGCGGTTCTCAGAACTGACTAAGCAGCGCGAAGCAGCCCGCCAAGAAGCGGAACGTGAGCGCCAAGCCCGTCAAGAGCTGGAAAATCGGATCAAGGAGCTGGAATCGAAGGCTAACCCTGCGAAAGCAGAACCGGCAGATCCAGACCCCAAACCCGATCCAAGCCAGTTTAATGATGCGCTGGAATATGCTGAAGCTCTGGCTGAATGGACTACGGATAAGAAGTTGCGGGAGCGTGACGAGCAAGAAATGTCTCGCAGGGCGCAAGAAGAACAGAGCCGTAAACAGGTCGAGTTCCAAAAGCGTGTAGAGGCTGCGAAGGCAAATCTACCGGATTACGAGGACACAATCGCGGCTGCTGGCGATATACCAGTTAGCGCACCGGTTGGAGAGTCGATAGTCGATAGTGAGTTTGGGCCTGAAATCCTTTACTACCTAGCCGACAACCCGGACTACGCACGTTCCCTTGCGGAAAAGTCATTGACCGCGCAACTACGCGAGATTGGGAAGTTGGAGGCAAAGTTTGAAAAGACTGCGACTCCTAGCAAAAAGGAACCTGTGGCGAAGAAATCGAACGCCCCTGCGCCGATTTCGCCTATCAAGGCAAGCAGTAGCGCCGTGGAAACTGGTTTGGATTCAGACCGAGCGTTTCATGGAACCTACCAGCAATGGAAGGCTGCTCGCCTTGCGGGGAAGATTCGGTAAAAGGGCAACCCTAACCTTTTTGGAGAATTAAAAATGGCAAATAATTTGCTAACCATCTCCATGATCACCAACGAAGCGTTGATGGTCTTGGAAAACGAACTTACGTTCACGGCCCGCGTTGACCGTTCTTATGACGAGCAATTTGCGGTTACTGGCGCTAAGATTGGTAACACCGTAAACGTACGCCGTCCGGGTCGTTTCATCGGTACTACCGGCCCTGCGCTTAACGTAGAGGACTTTAACGAGACATCCGTCCCCGTTACCCTCTCAACCCAGTTCCACGTTGACACCCAGTTCACCACACAGGATCTGGCCCTGTCGTTGGATATGTTCTCTGACCGTGTTCTGAAGCCCGCAATCGCTGCTATCGCCAACAAAATGGACTTTGATGGCACGACAATGGCTACGGACAACACCGCTAACACGGTGGGTACGGCTGGTACAGTTCCCTCTGACATCGCTACGTTCTTGACCGCACAGGCTTATCTGGACGGTGAAGGCGCACCCCGTGATGGCAAGCGTTCTTGCGTTGTTGACCCCTTTACCGGTGCGTCAATCGTTGGTTCGCTCAAGGGTCTCTTTAACCCACAAGGCACTATCTCCGGTCAGTACGAAAAGGGCATGATGGGCAAAGACACCATTGGTATGAACTGGTACATGGATCAGAACATTGTGTCGCACACATACGGTTCTTACGCCACGGCAACGCTCTCAACCAACACAGCAACCTTTACCGGCTCGCTGACAACTGGTTGGGCTTCTACGTCCACGATCACAATCGCGGCTGCTACCGCTAACGCTGGCTTAAAGCAAGGCGATACCATTCAGATTGCTGGCGTGTTTGCAGTCAACCCACAGAACCGTCAGCCATACGGCGGTAATGTTCTGCGTAACTTTGTCGTGACCGCTGACGTAACGATTACATCGGGTGGCTCTGCCTCCGTGACCGTATCGCCCGCAATCATCACGGCTGGTCAGTTCCAAAACGTATCCGTTCTGACAACTTCAGCTTCTGCAACTGTCACCCCGTTCGATAAGACCGGTAAAGTCAGCCCGCAGAACTTGGTGTTCCATAAGAACGCATTTACGTTAGCGACTGCCGACCTTGAGTTACCGGACGGTGTTCACTTTGCCGGTCGTGCGAGCGACAAGCAGTTGGGCCTCTCAATCCGCGTTGTTCGTCAATACACGATCAACAACGACTCGATCCCCACCCGCTTAGACGTTCTCTACGGTTGGGCTCCCCTCTACCCCGAACTCGCTTGCCGAGTTGCGGCTTAATTAGGAAAGGAACCTAGATCATGGCAAATCCCGGCCCAGCAAGTACCCAAACCTCCAACTACCTACTAAACGGTAGTGCAGCCGATGGTGTTCTCATCGGTATCGCTGGAGGTGAGGTTGGTTTTTACGGCGAGACCCCTGTGGTTCAAGCCGCTGCTATTACCCCGCTAGTGTCAACGACAGCTTCAACCGCTGACGTTTGCGCCCGCGTCAATAGCATCATCACCGCTTTACAAAACATCGGCATTACCGCCTAAGATGTTTTGAAGCTACGGAGAAGCCGCCCTCAAAAGGGGTGGCTTTTCTCATTTTTAGGAACCGCATGAAGCACATAATGTTGGCAATGCCCGCCTACACAGGCGTGGTTCACATGGGAACGATGCGCTCCCTGATGACGGACTGCATCACCTTAATCAAGCGTGGTGACCGGTTCACATTCGTGGATGACGTAGGAAACGCCATGATTGCCGACTGCCGAGGCGTAATAACAACCAATTTCTACCACTCCGACTGCGATGAGCTGGTCTTTATCGACTCAGACGTTGCGTGGGAGGCGGGCGCTTTGTGTAAGCTAATCGACCACCCAGTAGACTTTGTGGCTGGGGCCTACCCTGCAAGGGTTGATCCGCTGAAGTTCAATATCGGCTGGATTGAGGAGCGTCAATATCTAAGAGCTGACCCTGAAACGGGGCTTTTAGAGGTGGATCGCGTCCCCACGGGCTTTTTGAAGATTACAAAGAACTGCGTAGCCAAGATGATTGAGGCTTACCCAGAGACGTTTTATCACGATGCCGCAGTTAACAACCAGTTCTATCCCCTCTATGAATCGTTTATCGACCCGGAAAAGAAGTGGAAGTACGGCGAGGACTTTTCGTTCTGTAAGCGGTGGCGAGAGATAGGCGGTCAGGTCTGGTTAGACCCAGAAATCAACATGGGTCACATCGGTAATAAAATCTTTGAAGGACATATTGGAAATTGGCTTAAAAGTAGGATAATTTCACAACCAACATCTGAGGTGAACCATGAATCAAATCAAAATTCTTAGCCCAACGTATGCGTTGGATCTAACAACTTCTGCGTCTTCTGCGCTCCAGATCATCCCAACGTCAAACACCCGCGCCTACCGCGTGGCTTTATTGAACACCGGGACGGGCAAGGCTGGGGTGACTTTTGGCACAAGTGCTACCAATATGGCTACCCCCACGATTGCGTCAACGGGTAACTCTGGGTCGCTAGTCCTACCGGCAAACATGATCTACCCAATGATTATTGACTGCGGAGCCCCGGATCTGTATCTGAAGGCTATCTCATCAGGAACCAACACCCTTTACGTTACGTTGGTGGCTACCGAATAAGGATTCACCATGTCTAACCAGACCGCTAAGACCATAACGACCAACATCGTTCCGGTTCAGGGTACTTTCGAGCCCCTGTACCCGTACAACATTATTTCGTTCATCGGGCCAGCGGGACTGCCGTTTTATGCCCCGACAAACCCCAATCTGGACGGGGTAACGATTACCAACAGTACGATTAACAGTACGACTATTGGTCTTACAACCCCTGCGGCGGGTGCGTTTACCACGGCCTCTGCGACCAATTTGCCGGTTGGTGGCAACGACCTGACAAATAAGACCTATGTGGACGCGGCACTAGCCGGGATCTCATGGAAGCAACCGGTTTTAGCTGCTACGAACACCAATATTACGCTCTCAGGCGCTCAGACCATTGATACCGTCCCCGTAGTTGCGGGCGATAGGGTTTTGGTCAAGGATCAGTCAACGGCCTCTCAGAACGGTATTTACATCGTTGGGACACCTTGGACGCGGTCTGATGACGCAAACACATGGGACGAGCTGGTATCAGCTCTGGTGTTTGTTGAGTCTGGCACAATAGCTGGCTCCGCTTGGTACTGTTACATCCAGCCGGGAGGCACGTTAGGCGTTACTGCGGTTACTTGGTCAAACTTTCAAGTAGCTGGCGCTTATTTTGCTGGCACAGGGTTAACCCTAGCCGCAAATACGTTTAGCATCACCAACACCGGGGTATCGGCTGCGACCTACGGTTCCTCGACAACCACCCCAGCTATTGTGGTCAACGCTCAGGGTCAGATTACATCTGCGACCAACACGACCATCACCCCTGCGATAGGTTCGATTACCGGTCTAGGGACGGGCGTAGCCACAGCTCTAGCTATCAACACCGGCTCGGTCGGGTCTGTCCTTGTAAACGGTGGCCCGCTAGGAACCCCGGCATCGGGAGACTTTACGTCAGGCTCATTTACATGGCCCACGTTTAACCAAAACACGACAGGCAACGCTGCGACAGCAACCAGCGCCACAACCGCTACAAACCTTGCTGGCGGGGCTCTAGGAAGCGTTCCGTATCAGTCTGGGGCTGGGGCAACCACCTTTGTTGGAATTGGCTCTACGGGTCAGGTTTTGACCGTTGCGGGCGGTGTCCCAACGTGGGCTACACCGGCAACTGGTGACGTAAGTGGCCCAGCATCGTCCACGGATAACGCGATTACGCGGTTTGATGGAACGACCGGCAAGGTAGTCCAAAACTCAACGATTACTCTGTCAGACGCTGGTGCATTGCAAAACGTCAACGAGATCAACTTTGACATTACGCCCGCGTCAGTTGTGGGCGGTGCGGGTTCCCTGTCTTGGAATAACAACGACAACACCCAAACCTTGCAGTTGATTGGCACAAATAACGTAGAACTTAAACTCAACGAGGAAAGCTACTACCGCGTCAAGGCATCGAGTGCGATTACCAAGGGTAATGTCGTGATGCTGACCGGCACGTTGGGATCGTCCGGGGGCTTACAAGGCGCTCCAGCCACGGGCCTGACCGCGTCCACGGGTTACTACGTTTTAGGTATAGCCAAGGAGTCAGCGGCGCTAAACGGCTGGATTTATGTTCAGTCCTTTGGCGAGGTCAAGGGAATTGATACCTCTGGTACACCGGTTGGTGAGACTTGGGCAAACGGTGACGTTCTGTACTACAACCCGTCAGTCACGGGCGCTCTGACCAAAAACATCCCAACGGCTCCAAACGCTAAAGTTCAGGTCGCTGCCGTAGTTCACGCGGACAACACAAACGGGATCTTGTTTGTAAGACCTACGTTTGAGCCAACGCTAAACGACCTGTCAAACGTCTACGCACCAAGCCCCTCAAATAACGACCTGATCACTTGGGATAGCACCGACAACCGCTGGGAAAGCAGGGCGGCATCGAGCGTAGCCGTAGGGACTGCGACCAACCTAGCCGGGGGTGCAACAGGTTCGTTGCCCTACCAATCGGGTGCTGGGGCAACTACGTTCCTAGCTGCGGGCTCTGACGGTCAGGTTCTAAAGCTGGCCTCTGGGGTTCCAACGTGGTCGAGTGACACCTCTGGGGTGACGATTACAGACGATACAACGACCAACGCCACGCGGTACATCACGTTTTCAAACGTAACGACCGGCAACGAAACCACGTTAGACGTATCGTCCACAAAGCTCCAATTTAACCCGTCAACCGGTGTTCTAACGACCACAGGGTCAAACCTAACGGGTCTAACGGCATCGAGTGCGGTAGCTACTGACGCATCTAAGAATCTGGTTTCGGTAACGAACACAGGATCTGGAAACAACGTATTGGCAACCAGCCCAACGCTGACCACGCCCAATATCGGAGCTGCGACTGCAACTAGCGTCAACGGCCTGACAATCTCTAGCAGTACGGGAACCCTAACGGTCACAAACGGCAAGACCTTATCGGTTAGCAATACGCTGACCCTTGCTGGTACTGATAGCACGACCATGACATTCCCAGCGACTAGCACCACAGTTGCGGGATTAGGGATTGCCCAGACGTTTACGGCCTCACAGCGCGGTACGGTTACAACAGACAATGACGGTTCGTTTGACATGAACGTCACCAACAACTTTAAATGCACCCCAACGGGATCATTTACCCTGACATTTACAAACATTACTGCGGGTCAGTCTGGATTCATCTTGTTGGTAAACGGATCTAACTACACAGTTTCAGCGGCAGCTACTACTAAGGTTGCGAGTGGCGCTCTAACGGCAATTAGCGCAACTGGTACATATCTGTTGTCCTACTTCTCAGACGGCACTAACGTCTACGTTGTAAACTCTGGAGCCTTGGCATGATATTGCCAGTAGGGTTTGGTTCTTCCACTAGTGGGGGCGGCGGCTATCAGATTGAACGCTCACTCAGGTTCAATAGCGCAGACACGGCTTATTTAACTAGAACACCGGCATCTTCTGGAAACCGCAAGACTTGGACTTGGTCGGGATGGGTTAAGAGAAGCAAATTAGGAACAAACTATACTAATTTATTTGGAGTTTCTAATTCTGGGTCTAATGCGGGTTTCAATGTTTTGACCTTTGGTTCTAATGGTGTTGCGGATACTTTAGGATTTCAACAATGGACTTCAACCTATCGAACAACAACACAGGTATTCAGAGATGTTGGTGGGTGGCTTCATATAGTCTGTGCTTTAGATACTACACAAGCAACTGGTGCTGACAGAGTTAAATTGTATGTAAACGGCTCACAGATTACTGTCTTTTCAACAAGTACTGACCCAACCCAAAACTCTGACCTTGTAATAAATAATAACGTATTACACTCATTAGGGCGAGATATTATTCAGAGTGTAAACTTTGATGGTTATATGACCGAGGTTTATTTTATTGACGGTCAAGCCCTAACACCATCCTCATTCGGTCAGACCAACACATCTACAGGCGTATGGGAGCCTAAAGCCTACTCAGGCACATACGGCACTAACGGGTTCTACCTCAAGTTTGCTGACAACTCAGGCACTACTAGCACAACGCTAGGCAAGGACAGTTCAGGTAACGGTAACAACTGGACACCTAATAACTTCTCTGTAACCGCTGGTGCTGGTAATGACTCCTTAGTAGATGTACCTACATCCTACGGAACCGATACTGGTGTTGGTGGTGAGGTGCGGGGAAATTACTGTACTTGGAATAGCATAGGGCAATACACATTAGTCAACGGAACTGTTACGAGATCAAATGGAAACCTTGAAAGTACAGACGGTGGCTCAACTTATGGACTAGCGTCATTTGGAACAATTGCGGTTACTACTGGAAAGTGGTATTGGGAAGTAACGCTATCTTCCGCTGGTGGTACTTACGCAAGCACTGGAGTGGTTGATCTAAATAGTCCGCTTGGCTCAAATATACAAACCGGCATCTTATATGCCCAAAATACTGGAAACAAATCGTCTGGATATCAAGTCTTTTCCGGAAGCGGTACAACGGCTTACGGTGCAACCTACACCGCTGGCGATATAATTGGAGTTGCACTTAACCTTGACGCGGGAACTATTACGTTTTACAAAAATGGCGTAAGTCAAGGTGTCGCATACTCTGGTATAAGCGGGAATTACACTCCTGCCGTTGGGGATGGGCAGAACTCAACTTCATATACTTGGACTCTAAATTGCGGTCAACGCCCATTCGCCTACACCGCCCCCAGCGGTCATAAAGCACTCTGCACACAGAATCTTCCTACGCCTACCATAGGTGCAACTAGCACGACACAGGCGAATGATTACTTTAATGCTGTGTTGTATACAGGTAATGGCGGCACGCAAACGGTGAGTGGTGTTGGGTTTCAGCCTGATTTTGTTTGGGCAAAAGGAAGAAGCGTTGCCTATTCAAACCGTCTTTATGATGTAATTCGTGGTGCTACTAATTCTTTGGTGTCAAATAATACTGATGGAGAAGCAACTCTAACAACCCAACTTACTGCGTTTGCATCTGATGGGTTTACCCTTGGAAGCGATGTTGGTCTGAATCAATCATCAGCAACTTACGTAGCATGGAACTGGAAAGCCAACGGTGCTGGCTCCTCTAACACGGCTGGCACTATTACCAGCACAGTCAGCGCAAACACTACTAGCGGGTTCTCGATTGTTACTTGGACTGGTAACGGCGTAAGCAATGCCACAGTTGGTCACGGTCTTGGCGTAACACCTGCTATGATTATTTTGAAAGACCGAGATGTAAACGGCTCAAATGCTAACTGGTTTATTTGGCATCAATCATTAGCGGCAAATAGAAACTTATTTTTTACAACAGGTGGTGTTTCGGACATAACCGCTTTGGGTGGTGGAGGAATTGGAACATCCCCAACAAGTTCTGTATTTACCCTTGCTAACGGTAGTTCAAACAACCAAAACGTAAACGAAAATACAGATAGATTCGTTGCCTACTGCTTTGCAGCCGTGGCTGGTTATAGTGCCTTTGGTAGTTACACGGGCAATGGTTCTGCGGATGGGCCTTTTGTGTTTACAAATCACCGCCCCGCTTTCTTACTTGTTAAACGCACAGATACAACTAGCAACTGGACTATTTTTGACTTCCAACGTGAGGGCTACAATGTGGACAACGACCCGCTATACCCTAATCTTTCTGATGCAGAAGGCACGACAGACTTGACAGACCTTTTATCTAATGGATTCAAACTTCGCTCAATAGACGCTTCTGTAAACGCTTCTGGCGGGACTTACATATACATGAGTCTGGCTTCTAATCCCTTTAAGTATTCTCTCGCGAGGTAACTATGTTTCTATTTAATGGCAACCCAATTTCAATCGACACCGAGCAAGTCATCGATAGCATACGCTACCCGCACCTTAGAGACCCTGCTTTGCGTGAGCAGTTAGGCGTGGTAGAGGTAGCAGACCCAGAGCAGTATGACCAGAGGTTTTACTGGGGCGTAGGCAATCCTAAACTCTTAAATGACCGTGAGGAAGTAGATCAGCAGGGCAACCCAATGTACGTTCAGGTCTTGGGCGTGGTCAACGGTGAGCCAGCGATGGTGGATTCGACAGAGCGTTTGGTCACCAAGGGGCTAAAGTCCCAATGGATTGCACAAACCAAGCAGACTGCGGGCTCCCTGCTTGCGGCATCCGATTGGATGGTGATCCGTAAGGTAGAGCGCAACGTAGACATCCCTGCCGAAACCCAGACCTATCGAGCTGACGTAGTTGCCGAGTGCGACCGGCTTGAGACTGCGATTGCTGGAGCTGCGTCTGTCGAGGCTTTAATTGCGGTGGTTAACGCCCAAAACTGGCCCCAGACATGAGCGCGATTGCCTTTAATTGGAAGGTAACAGAGCTGCGGGTTGATAACGGCTTAGTTTGCCAAGTGAAATACCATTGCGAGGCTTTAGAAAACGATAAAAAGGTAGCTACTGAGGGCTACTGGAAGTTTCGTAAACCGTACCAAATAGCCGATAATTTGACTGAGCATCAGGTCTCGCATTGGCTAGATTTAGACGCTCAAGAAGGTGAACGACACCTCATTAAAGACAGACTTGCCGAACAACTGAAGGCACTAGACAATACTGAAAGTATTGACCCACCTTGGAAGGTGGAAACATTTAAGGTGAAGTTATGACCCAGCCCATAGACATTATTAGTCGCGCCATGAAAGACATTGGCGCTCTAGCCGCTGGCGAGACCCCAGCCCCTGCGGAAGCTCAAGACGCTTTCGATATGCTAAACGACATGATTGACCAATGGTCAAACGAGCAGATGATGGTCTACTACAAGACCGAGATCATCTTCACCCTGACTGCGGGACAGACCCAGTACACGATTGGCCCGACCGGTCAGGTGAACTCAACCTTTACAGGCTCCATATCAGGCAACACCCTGACGGTAAGCGCGATAGCCGAGGGCGGTATAGCTCTTGGGATGGTTATCTCAGGCTCTGGTATTACTGCGGGAACCAAGATCACAGGGTTTGGAACCGGAGCTGGCGGTAACGTCAACTACGCCGGGACGTACACGGTAAACAACACCCAAACCGTAGCCTCAACCACGATAACCGCGTACTACGAGCGCCCCCTGTCGGTTAACTCAGCCTTTGTGCGAGTAAACACTAACTCTAACGGTCAGCCCATTGTTAACGGTGGTCTTGACTACCCAGTAGCTATTTTGAACCTAGAAAACTACGAGCTGATTGGACTAAAGACTCAGAACGGCCCGTGGCCTAAAGCCCTGTACTACCAGCCCTCCGAGGTCATGGGTACGTTCTACTTCTGGCCTAATCCGTCTCAGGGCGAGATGCACATATTCTGCGACACCGTATTCCAGCGGTTTAATTCGATCAACGACACGATTGTGATCCCACAGGGCTATCTAATGTGTCTGCGGTGGTGCTTGGCTGAGAGGCTTATGCCCATGTACGGCAAGTCCAACCCCCAGCAGGTAGCCATGATCAACGGGCTTGCTTCTCAGGCCAAGGCCACGATCAAGCGAACCAACATGAAGCCCATGCAGTCCGCTAGGTACGATGACGTACTGGTGGTCGGTAAACGTGCGGATGCCGGTTGGATTCTGACCGGAGGCTTTCAGTAATGCCTGACTTTGGATTCGTAGGAGCTGCCTACGAAGCGCCTTCTATCACTCAGGACGCTCAAGAGTGCATTAACTTCTACCCTGAGATAGACCCGACCAAGGCTCAAGGCGAACGCGGTATCGTAGCCCTCTACCCAACTCCGGGTCTTGAGACCGTGGCTATTTTTCCCAATCAGGAGGAAGTGCGGGGGATCAGAACCCTGTCCGGTGGGACTCAGGTAGTCGCGGTTTGCGGTGATTTTGTCTACGCATTAGAGAGCAACCTGACCCCGGTAATGATTGGTCAGATGAACACCTCGACCGGTCAGGTAGGCATTGTGGATAACGGGGTAAACGTCTACATTGTGGACGATTCCTATCGCTACACATGGTTCATTAGCACCCCGTCATCAGCCATTTTTACCGGCTCAATTAGCACCACGACCCTGACCGTGACCTCAGTCCAAAGCGGAACTATTGCGGTAGGACAGGCCATTTTCGGTCAGGGCATAGCCCAAAACACCGTGATTACGGGACTAGGGACGGGATCTGGCGGGGTTGGAACCTACACGGTTAGCGACTCCCAGACCGTAGCCTCGACCGCAATCAACTCAACCGCATCACCCGCTATTGTGACCGGAAGTATTTCAGGCACAACTTTGACCGTTAGCGCGGTGACCAGCGGCACTCTGAAGATAGGCCAGACGATTGAAGGCACAGGGGTGACCGATGGGACAATTATCACGGCCTTTGTGTCTGGCTCAGGGGGTGCGGGAACGTACACCGTAAGCGCCTCACAGACCGTCTCTAGCACCACGATATACGCTATCAACTGGTCGGTCTTACCATCGACTGACGGGGCGTTTGAGGGCGGTGGAACAGTAGACATTTCTGATAACTACTTTGTCTACAATAAGCCAAACAGTCAGCTCTGGGCTGCGTCTGATCTACTTTCCCCGATTACCGACCCCCTGTCGTTTGCCTCTAAAGACGGGTCACCAGATGACCTAGTGGCAATCATTGTCGATAGGCGGGAAGTCTACCTACTGGGTGAGATGTCCTCCGAGGCGTGGCTAGACGTTGGATCAGTCCCCTTTCCCTTTCAGAGGATTCAAGGGTCATCCACCCAACAGGGTATTGCTGCGGCCTATTCCTGTGCGCGGGTAGGTAATTCTTTTGCCTACGTCTCTAAGAACAACCGGGGCGAGGCCACCATCGTCCAAATGAACGGCTACATACCTCAGAGGATCTCAACCCACGCGGTCGAGAACACCTTGGTAGGCCAGAACGTATCGGACGCGATTGCGTGGACGTACCAGCTAGAAGGCCATGAGACCTACGTTGTAACCTTTCCTAGTATTGGAGACAACGGCCTAACGTGGGCGTATGACGTAACCACAGGACTCTGGCATAAGTGGCTATACACCAATAACCAAGGCCAGTACGAGCGCCACCGTGGTAACTGCTGTGCATTTTTTAACCAGCAAGTATTACTTGGTGACTATGAAAACGGCAAGTTGTATAGACTGTCTCTATCGCAATACACGGATGACGGGCAGATGGTGCGCCGCGTCAGAAGGTGTCCGCACATAACCACAGACCTCCAGCGCCAGTATTTTGCGGAGCTTCAGATCCAGTTCCAACCGGGAGTTGGACTACCTACCGGTCAGGGTCAAGACCCACAGGCAATGCTCCGCTGGTCGGATGACGGTGGCTTTACTTGGTCTAACGAGAACTGGGTCACCATAGGTAAGCAGGGCCAATACTTTACGCGGGCCATGTGGAGACGGCTTGGGTTTGCGCGGGACAGGATCTTTGAGGTGGTGATCACCGACCCGATCAAGGCGGTCATTGTGTCGGCTAACCTAAAAGCGGAAGCCGGGGATAACTGATGGCCCAACTACCCCAGAATCAAGTAATACCGACCTCCCAACTGGTCAACGATGCGGGGCGCCCCACCCCTGCGTGGCAGTTATTCTTTTTGAACTTGCTGAACTTTTCCAGCAGCTCCACGGCTACGGCTGGATCTGCGACCTTACCGGCTAACCCCACAGGGTTTATTAACGTAACGGTAAACGGGGAAGTTAAAAAGGTTCCTTACTACGATGTCTGAAGTCATAGAACAATTTGTACCAACGCGGGAGATGATTGACCGCCTCCAAGCTGAGATGGTCAAAGCTCCGCAAGCCGACCTGAAAACGGAACACTACTTTTCAGGCGGTATGTATTGTCGTAAGTTGTCCCGACCGGCGGGGACGTTGATTGTTGGAAAAGTGCATAAGCAAGACCATTTTTTTATGTGCGCGGTAGGAGAAATCATTGCTTGGTCGGAAAAAGGAATGGTTACTTTGCGGGCTGGCGATATAATTGAATCCAAAGCGGGAACCAAGCGGGTAACGCTGGCGGTAAGTGATTCCGTAGGGGTCACGTTCCACCGAACTGATAAAACCGATTTGGATGAAATTGAGGCAGAACTGATCGAACCTGATGAGACGGCCTTGTTTGATTCGCACAACCGAATTAAAGTTTTAACAACCAGTTTGGATGGAGAAAAACTATGTCATGGGTAGCGGCAGCGGTAGTTGGTAGTAGCTTAGTCAGCGGCTACATGGGCGGTAAAGCCGCCAAAGATGCGGCAAGAATCCAAGCGGAGTCTGCTGACCGAGCCGCCATGATTCAAAAGGAAATGTTTGAACAAGGCCGTCAGGATCTTGCGCCATATCGGGAACAGGGTTACGCGGCACTAAAAGACATTGAAGGTCTTAAACCGTTCCTAACCCAATCTTTTGCAAGTCAACAGGCTCTGGCACCATATCTTGACCCGTCTATGGCGTTTCGTATGCAATACGGGACACAGGCTACCGAAAGGCTTGCCAACGTAGGACAGGGAGCTATATCTGGTAACACCTTGCGCGGGTTGACTGAATTTGGTCAGGGACTAGCGTCTACTGAATACGGTAACGCTTTTAACCGAGCCCAAACAGAACGAGCTAACATTTATAACACCCTAGCAAACATTGCCGGTATGGGTCAGGGCGCGGTTAACGTAGGTGTTGGATCTGGTCAAGCTTTAGGTCAAAACTTGGCTGGGCTAACCACGGGAGCTGGCGCAGCTCAAGCGGCTGGGGTTGTAGGTCAGGCTAATGCTTACAGTCAAGCGATGCAAGGCCCGTCAAACTATTTACAACTGTCAGCCCTGCTTGGTAAGAATCCGTTTGCAACTCCCGGAGCTGGCGGGGTTAGTCTAGGTGGAGCGCCGAGTCAAGCATATGCGCCACAGGCAGTATCTACAACATTTGCGTAAGGTCTGATCATGGCAAATAACATCAAACCTGAAATTTCGTTAGGGGTAAAAGGCCCACAGGCCATGACTCTTGGCGAGCTAGTGGGAACCGCTACCAAGGCTATGGAGTTTTCTAAGCTATCGGAGCTGTATCCAGAACTAATTAGTAAAGCCAAGGCAGAGTCTCAGACCACCCAAATGGGCTTAGAAGAAAGACGTTTAAGCGCAATTACGTCTGGCATGACCTCAATGATTAACAACCCAATGGTTGTGGCTGCGGAACAAGACCCAAACTCAATTGATCCGCAAAAGTTATTGGGATACGTCACAGAACACGGCTATAACCAAGCCAAAATGCTTGGAATCCCACGGGAAAAGGCTGACGTTTTAATGGCTCCGTACCTAAAACTAGCTACGGAAAATCCCGGTCAGTTAAGGAACTACGCCAAAGAACGGCTACTAGCTGGTTTGGATACCGCGTCTCGCGTATCAACCTTGGGTGGGGCCGGTGCTATTGGAGTGTCTACTATTCCTCCAAATCAGCCAGCCTTTAGGGGCATGGCAAGACCAGAAGCAAGACAAGGAGTCACGCCAGAGGCCATGACCGCACCGATTGGCGCAGCCGTAAGCCCAGTTCCGCAACCAGAGACTCAAGTTGCTCCGATAGTTCAACGACCGGTAGCACAACCACAAGTAGCACAACCCCAAGCAGCTCCAATAATGGGGCAAGCTGGTCGAGTAGACGCAGGGTTTGCGTTGCCTTACGAGCCACCCCGTCCGGGTATCCCCCGCGCCACAACGCCAAGCGAGGCAACAGACTTAGCTACCGGTCAGAAATACCGTACCGATTTACTTACAGGCCAACAAACCGTACCAAAAGCCACCCGCAATGTAGACGCGGTATTAACTGGAATTAAAGAACTTGAAAAAGACCGCCGGTTTACTACTGGCCCGCTTGAAGCGCGGGAACGGTACATTAGACAATTCTTTGGTGACGAGAGATTCAAACAATTAAGTAAAGATATTGCCAACGTAGAACTGGCTGTTTTACAGGCTTCAGGACAATCTATGACTACGGACGCTGGCAAGTCTTTGGTAGCCAAAGCAAGCGGAGACGAGACTTATCCACCGTCAGTCTTGCTATCGGTGGCAAACAGATTGGCTGGAGACCTCACCCGTTTGGATATGGAAGCTAGAGGCGCTCAGAAGTTTGCCCAACAGTTTGGTGACTCTAACCTACCGGCTTACCGTCAGGCATGGGCGGCTAACGCGGATCAAAAGATTTTTGAGGCTATGTTCTTACAAAAGAATGAACGCGATCCAAAACGTCAAAAGCAAGAGTTAGATAAAATTTTGCCAACAAGCAAAGCAGAATTAAGTGACTTTTTAACAAAGTACGAAAACATTAAACGCTTGACTGAAACAGGTCGATTAAAATGAAAGATCCGTACCGTTTTGAAAACATGACGGAGGACGAGCTTGCCAACGCAAGGCAGATGATGCTTGACGCTGGTATCTTAGAAAATCAAGTAGACCGTACCCTTGCGAGTCCCGGCGCAGCCGAAGCATTTAATAAAAGACCGCAAGAAGTAAGGCAAAAGTTTTTTCAAAGAACCGGTGCAATGGCTGGCATGGACTTGGGCGATATTATTCGTAAACGCCTAGAGTCTGCGCCTGATGAGAAGCCAACTGATATGCGGTCAATTATTACTCAGCGCATGGCTGAGATTGATAAGGCAGAAAAGGCCGCAGTTACCAAGGAGCAACAGACCCTAGCCGCAGCCGTCCCACAGGTCGATGCGTCAGGCCGTGTCGTATCAGCCCCAGCAGCTCCAGCCCCCAAGAGGTCTCTTACCGATTATGTAAAAGGTGTTGGTGAGACCGTGGCGGCTTTAGGATCTCAGGCGGTTGTAGCGCCGGTCGCTGCGGGCATACAGTTAGGTTCAGACATCCTTGGTGGCAAAGGTAAGCCGGTATTTACGGAAACTATGCAAGCCGCTACTTATCAGCCCAAGACCGAAACCGGTCAAGCAATGATGGCTGGGGTTGCCAAGGCGTTTGAGGAAAGCAAGCTACCCCCGGTGGCTACTGGCGCTGTCCCACCCGTCTTGCCTCGCGCAACTCAACCTAAAGTAAAACCGCGCTTAACTTACCAAGAGTTTCAGGTTCAGCAAAATGTAATCAAGGGTCAAGACCCAGCAGGGCTACCCGGAGTGGCAAGCGTAGGAGCTGCGGGCCGTCAGAACCCCGTAGCGGTACAGGCTGCAATCGATCAGTTACCCGTAGAAATGCGGGGAACGGCAAGCCAGATGCCTTTGAAAAACGTCAACCTAAACGCTTTAGAGTCTCATGTTCAGGCGCTAAACCTACCAGAACCCATCCAGCTCACCAAGGGTCAGGCTACCGGGGACTTGGTTGCGCTTAGTAATGAACTTAACCGCCGGGGTGAACTGCCCAACATTGCACAACGTATTGGCGAGCAGAACAAGGCATTAGTTAACAATCTAACGCTAATCAGAGAACGAGCCGCCCCTGACGTATTTGGTACTAAACCGTCAGACTTTGGGCAACAGGTTATTGACGGCTACCTAAACATTGACCGGCAACGCACCGACAATATTCGTCAGCTCTACGGTCAACTAGAGCAAGCGGCTGGCGGTGACTTTCCAATTGACGCACAAAAGTTTGTTCAGAGCGCCGATCAACAGTTAAAGAAAAAGCTCAAGAGCGAGTTCTTGCCACCTGAGATTGACCGCCAGTTGCAGTCCTACCGTGACGGGTCAAGGATGGACTTTGAACAGTTTGAAGCCTTGCGTACTAACTTGGCTACCGAGATCCGTAAAGCTGAAAAAGCTGGGGACGGCAACAAATCTACCGCTTTAGGGGTGGTTAGGGACTCATTAGAGAACCTACCTTTGACCGGTGAGGCGGCGCAACTAAAACCATTGGCTGACGCGGCTCGCAAGGCGGCTAAAGAACGGTTTGATGCCCTGCGGAAAGATCCAGCATATAACGCAGCAATAAACGGAAAAGTAGCCCCTGAGAGCTTTATTGACACGTTTGTATTGTCGAAAGGTAAGGGAACCGAAGCCAACGTGCGCCAAATGATGTCTGCGCTAGGTAGGGGTTCACCGGAACAACAGGCCATAGCCGCAGGGCTTATGGATGCAATTACTCGCAAGGCGGTTGATAGCTCTGGTAACTTCTCTCAGGCTGCGTACAACAAGATTCTGCGGGACTTAGAGCCCAAGCTACTAGAAGTATTTGACCCTGACTCTGCAAAACAACTCAAAAACTTGGGTGAGGTGTCGCGTAAGGTCATGGCTCAACCCAAGGGTAGCTTTGCAAACAATAGCAATACCTTGGTTGCCGGTCTTGCGGAGAAGGCTGGTAAGGCTCTTGAGTTAGGATTAAATGTCTCTACGGCAAATATCTTACCTTTGGGGACTATTGCAAAACAGGCTAGGCAACGTAAGGCGGCAGAAAAGTTTCAGCGCGAGACTTTAGAACCCCTTGCGGGAACGAAACAAGAACGAACCCTTGGTGAAATTCTAAGAGGAAAATAACTATGGCAGTCAATCTTTCGCCAATCGGCAACGGATTTCAGTTTTTTGATAACAATGGCGCACCATTAAACGCCGGTAAGATTTACACCTATCAGGCTGGGTCGAGTACGCCACTTGCGACATACACCAGTAATTCTGGACTTACGGCTAACGCTAACCCAATCATTTTAGGGACTGACGGTAGACCCCCTAACGAGATATGGATGTCCGAAGGGTTCTTTTATAAGTTCATCCTTAAAGACTCATCAGACGTAACAATTCAGACCTACGACAACCTTTATGGAATTATTGGCGCAACCCCACCGGCTGCAACCCCAATCCCTGCGGGTGGCATTTTCTTGTGGTCTGGTTCTATTGGGTCTATCCCTGCGGGTTATGTTCTGTGTAACGGATCAAACGGAACCCCAGACCTAAGAGACCGGTTTATAGTTGGCGCTGGATCAACTTACGCGGTAGACGCAACGGGCGGTTCTGCTAACGCTATTGTTGTTTCTCATACTCACACCGCAACCTCGACAGTAACTGATCCGGGCCATTTACATTCAATAGCAGCGGGCAGAAATACGGGGGCCGGTTTTGTTGCGGGCGGTGGAAATGCTTTTGATACAAACCTGACTAGCAATACTGGCTCCAACACAACAGGAATTACAGTTGCGACTACGGTTGCTACTGCTGGAACTTCAGGAACCAACGCCAATTTGCCCCCGTACTACGCCCTGTGCTACATCATGAAAACCTAGTATGGATTGGCAGACCGTTATCAATATTGGGTTGGGTGGTGTCTTGGCTGCGCTGGGCTGGTTTGCCCGCGAGATATGGGACTCCCTCAAAGAGTTGCGTAAGGACACCCACCAGATAGAAAAGGACTTGCGCGAGCTTTATGTCCGCAGGGATGACTTGCGAGAAGTCAGGGTCGAGATGACCGCAAGGTTTGACAAGCTAGAGAGTTTAATCGGGTCGCTATATGATCGGCTAAACGACAAGGCAGACAAATGAATTATGAGCGACTTAGACCCGATTATCACTACTGCGAAGGCGGCAACCAGCAGCATTAAGTCTGCTATTCAGTCTGGTCGGGAGATCAGCTCTGCGGTCGAGTCCATCCAAAACTTTGGGATGGCAGAGGTTAAGGCCCGCCACGCATTTAAGTCAGTCCGCAAAAGCCAAGAAGGTGAGATCACAATAATGACCGCTATGGGCGAGTGGCGCAGACTTGACCAGATTAGGCGCATGGAGCTTGAGGTCAGGGACTTTCTGATTCAGCAGTTTGGCGAGTTCAAGGGCTTAGAGGAATTTGAGAAGGTCAAGAAGATCAAAGAGGACATGATCTCGCGCCACGCCAAGACCAAGGACGAGCTGGGCCGGGACGTAGCGAAGATGCGGGAGTTGCAGATCATCTGCGTGGTTCTAGCGTTCATGGCGGTTACCATTTACTACATAGCCAAGGGTCACCTGTGAGCGAGCGCCAAGACACGCTGACCAAGGTCTTAAACTATGTAGATAGCCCATTTAAGCTATTTGCGCTAATCCTGATGGCGATCCTAGCGTTTGCGGGGTACATCGTTTACGACCACCGAGAGCTGATTGTCGGGACTTATAAGGAACACCAAAAGCTACCCCAGATAGCCGAGGGGCGGGTCGATGACGCGGCTACCCATTTATTCAAGCATACCAACGCCCAAGTAGTCGCTATCTTCAAGGTCAACCCCCTGATTGGCTCGCGGGTCTTATATCGCGCCTACACAAAAGAGGGCCGTGACAAAACTATGGAGGGTTTAGACGTTGGCCTATTTACCAGCAACGCCGGTAACAATAAGGACGTAGTTGCGCTTATGGCTAACGAAATCCCTTGCGGGGAGTACAAGGCAGCTCAGTCCGAGGTGGGACTTTGGTACATCGAAAAGGGCATGACCTTTGGGTGTAGGGTGAGCGTTCCCCCTGACCATAGCCGGTTCATAGGTCAGATTACCGTGGGCTGGGCTACACCGCCCGCCAACCTAGACCATGCAAAAACCATGTTGCAGATTGCCTCAACCATCCTAGCAAAGGAAAAAAAATGATTGGCTTAGATACCATCCTAAAAATTGGCGAGAAGGTCTTAGACCGCGTATTGCCCGACCCTGCCGCTAAAGCTGAAGCCCAGACCAAACTTTTGGAGCTGGCCCAAAAGGGTGAGCTTGCTAACCTAGAGGCTGACGTTAAAAAACTAGAGATTGAGGCTAAAGACCGGGACTCAGCTCGCGGTCGAGAGGCGGCTATGGCCTCTGCGGATGTCCACCCAATCACCAAGAACATCAACTCAATACTGAGCTTAGGGGTCATTACCCTGTCGTTTATCCTTTTTGCGATCCTAATCTTTATTGAGGTTAAGCCAGCCGCCAAGGACATATTGATCTACATATTGGGCGTTTTATCGGCTGCGGTTACCCAAATCCTGTCCTACTACTTTGGGTCTAGCGCCGGTTCCAAGGAAAAAAGCAAACAGTTGGATGACCTACTGGAGAAGAAATGAACCTATCCGAACACTTTACCTATGACGAGCTGGTGCGGTCTGAGACCGCCGAGCGTAACGGTTGGCTTAATATCCCTAGCAACGCGGAAAAAGAGAACCTGATCCGTCTGGCTGGGCTACTAGAACAGGTCAAGGCTGCGGTCGGGGGAAAGCCCGTGATGATCAACTCAGCCTACCGATCCAAGCAAGTCAATGACGCGGTTGGCTCCAAGGACACCTCCCAACACCGGCTTGGGTGCGCGGCAGACCTACGGGTTCCCGGCATGAAACCTAGAGAGGTCGTAGAGGCTTGTATAGCGGCCTCTGTGCCCTTTGACCAGATCATCCTAGAGTTTGACTCATGGACGCATATCAGCGTCCCAAACACCCCGGAAACGCCCCCGCGCGGTCAGAGGCTAATCATTGACCGGCAGGGAACGAGGACTTACAGTTAAGACGCTTTCTCTTTGCCCTTACGGGCCTTGCGACCCCCTTTTGGGGGTTCTTTTTTAGTACAGCGGGGCGCACGTTACATCAATAACCACGTCCCTAGTAACCCCTCCGACTGCCCTGCGACCGTAGATCACCACAGCCCTAGTCCTAGCCGCCTGACAATCCTGAATGGCGTTGGCGGTCTCTAAGCGGGTCATGGCGTGGACTTCTTTATCCACGATGAGCTTTTGAGCCGGTGGCGGGACGGTATAGCTACCGGGGTTTGTGGCGCACCCAGTTAGGGCGAGAACTATCAGTAGTCTTTTCATTTTTATCCTTTTGTGAGTAAACAAAACAAACCATTCCAATGATTGCGAGCATCCACAGAACAAAGAACCAGATGTCGGCGGCTACGAGATGAGAGATAAAAGTCATGGTTCACCTACCTCCTTGATGTTGACTATTACTTGTACTGGTTTGGCCTTGTAGTACCAGTACAAGTTCCTAGCCAGCCACTCATTAGCCGCCCGCTGAGTTCTAAATGTCAAGTTCTTGAAGGCTTCTTGCGGCATCGCACCATGTTCTATCTGAACGTAGCGACCCCGCGAGTCTTTAAGAGCCCAGCACTTAATCCGGTCTGGCATCTGATTTACCTATCGAGGTCAGGGCTTGCGATAACTGCCAACGCATATCCAAGATGATCTGCGTAATTTTTTCGTTATCGGCAAACGCCGGGGTTCTGGTTAGGCGCTTTAGCTCCGACAGGTTTAGGTCGAGCTTAATAATCATTGACGAAATATCTTCCATGAGTCCCCCCTAGAAAGGAATGTCCAAATCATCTTCAATCTTTTCCTCGCGCACCTTGTCTTTCGGAGCCCCGGCAAACTCAAGCTCATTTAACCGCGCTCTGAGCGAAGTACCCGTGGTTCCATCCTTGCGCTTGTATTCCTCCAAGTGAGGTTCAGATAGGGTCACAAAGAGGCTCTGGCCCTTGACTAAGTGGGTCTGGAGCTTCTCCACGCGGTCACCCCACATAGTCGCGCTAATCCATTGCGTAGGGCGCTTGCCGTCCGCGCCTTTCTTGCCGTAGTCCATAGCGAGCGACAGATCCATAACGGGCTTACCGTCAGCGGTGTAGCGAACTGCTGGGTCTTTACCTATACGAGCTAATCCAATTAGTAACATTTTTAATCCTTATCGAAATAAACTGCTTTGTTGTTGTAAAAATCAAACAAGGCTTCACACTCAGCCAAGAACTGCTCGGCTGCGGACTCGACAACCTTGATTTCCTCCGGGGTGGGTCGGAACTTCTTGATGAACAGGTCTTTGCCCTCACCCATGCGCGGGTCGTAGGACACGAACCAGACCGGCTTACCCGTGACCGCCGACTGTAAAGTCATCTGAGGTTTGTATTCCGCAGGGACTTCTTGGTTGGCGATATATTTCATGTGGGTCTTGGTCTTGGGACACTTGATCTCTATGAGCGAGCCGTCAGACACGAACCCGTCTGGTGAGCAACCTAGAAACGGTATGCGCGGGTGGTCAATGAACCGAGTGTCTGTAACTATCAGGCCACAAACAGTCTCGAATCTTTCCTTTGCTGCGGCTTCTTGTTCTACCCCCCATTGCATATCCGAGGTGGTGTACTTGTCCGCAAAGGTGTTGGTGATCCGTTCCGCGACAATCTCATAGCGTAAGTTCTCGCGTTCCGTGGACTCCTTACCAGACTTGAGAAAGTTCATAGCCGCCGCCATCCGAGAAGCGGTGAGCTTACCCAGCCGGTCGTTCCACCAGTTGCCGTCTAGCTGATATGGGTTGGCCTCACGCATCTCTTGGCTCCCCTATTTTCAAAACACCTTTGGACTCTTTAAGTTCTGCGCCCTTGTGCGCGGCCTCAGTTCTGACCAGCTCGCGCTCCTCTGGGCTCAGAGCTTTCCAGAACACCGAGAGGATCTCAGGGCTCGATGCCTCATTGATGAGCTTTACAAGCTCTGCCTTGGATTTGGTAGCACGTTTAGGCTTGGGCTCTACTGGTTGGGCAGAGTCAATCGCATCGTGTTCCACAATTTCCAGAGCTGAGACCCAAAGGTATCTGCGGATATAGGTCTGAACCGCACCGAGGTTTTGAACCTCATGGCAACCCTTAAGAGCTGCCGAGGACATGGGGCTGGTTATCTTAATCTCTGAGCCATCTTCTAAGTCCACGATGGTCAGGGTCGCAAGGTCGAGCCCAAAGGACACAACGCCCGCTAACTTTTTCTCATGGAATATAGATTGGATTGCGGGTAGGAAGTCACCCAGCTCAAAGTACGAATACCCTGCGTAAGTATTCTTGCCCGATTTTTTAAGACTAGCGTTTTGTAAAGCTATCCGGGCATCCATCAGTTTGCTATATGCACTCAAGTTATTCTCCTTAGATAAACATTGCTAAAACTGCTACTAGCGCAAATAGTGCGCCACCTATTAAATCACCGATTTCGTCTTTAGTCATTTGGTTCCCGCCTTGATCAAAATATATTCTGCGTAACGGGTCTTATCTCTCTGAAGCATTACGGTGTTGATCAACCATCCCTCATTACGCAAAGTAAAAATAATGTCGGCTAGGCGTGTAGCGCGGTACAAATGAATCGCCTCCCAGCTTGTTATTTTTTTCTTGGTAACTAAGTGGTGCGCTACCTTGTCAATCTTAGTGCTTGGTGCTTTGCTCATCGTACTTTCTCCTTGTGGTTTCAAATTCAATTGCAAGTTCAATCAATCGGGCTTTCATGTTGTCAAACGACTCCGGGTCACGCATAAAACTTAAGTCACGAACTGCTTGGGCTACACCTAGACATTTATATGCAATCAGGTCTAGGTGCTGGATAGTTATCTTTTCCTCTTGTTCCTGTTGTTCTAACTGTTGCTGGTGGTGTTCTGCGTCAGTCATTTTGTTGCCTCACAGTCTTGGTGGTCGGTTATGAAACGCTCAAGGCAGTCATGGTCAGACGTAAAGATGCGACCCTTGCAATGAACGCATTGGTGGTAATAGCCTTGGGGGGTTGTTACTCTGAGGACATGGTCAACTGGATCGTCTCGATATATTGACCAAGCGAGTGATGTTGTCATTTATTCTCTCCGATAGTGGGGGCCGAAGCCCCCGGTTATTATTGCTGTAAATTTTTTGCAAACTGAATTGCTGCTTGTCCGGGTTTTGTGTCTGTTACAAATCTAGCGCCACGACCATCGACATATGCGCTCCAATCTTTTTTGAACAAACCTTTGATTTCAAACGGGGCAGAAACTCTGTATCTAACGCCAGTTTCGCTAACGATTCTAAATGTTTCTGCTGTTGTGCTAGTTGCTGCTTGATGTTCGATTAGTTTCATTTATTCTCTCCGGTTAGTTACGATCAAGTGACCGTAGGAGAATCATAAAACGATTAGTAAACTGTTTGCAATAGGGTTTGGCATCTTTTTTTCAATTATTTTGATATTTCCCTACAATTTGTGGGGTTATTGACTTCAGGGCTAAACAGGATATAAAATTGAGCCGTCAGCGGAGTGGCATCCGTTGAAACCAAAAGTCAGGACATACAGATGCAGCCCGCATAAGTCTAGGGCGTGTGTAGCGTTAAAACCGATGAGTTCGGCTTACTGTATGTCTGCTCTTATTGGTTTCAATGGCTGCTCATGCCAAGAGCCACGCTCTAGTCTTATGCGGGTTTTTCTTTGGTAGCTGGCTGCGCGAAACGCCAGCTAAGTCTAAAAGGCGGGGATGGGATAGAGGCCGTGGAATAAGTAGCCACGGAGCCGGGGTCGACACCCGCTATATCCGTCTAGTAGTGGGCATGGCTACCTAGAGTACCGTTGTTACGGGATACATCTCCATGTAAGTCTGGCAAAAACTTGTTTTTGCTAGTTGGTCGGTCTTTGGGCTTTTAGGGATTGCAAACAGTTTCTAAAACAGATAATCTACCCAAAACGGAGATTTTATGGATACCCAAGAAGTAGGTAATTTGATCGCCAAAGTCCCGCAGGGCTTAAGTCCTGACGAGTTCCTGATGGCCTTAGCTAACCTAGTGGAGTCCACGACCCGCGAGGCTTGCGCCCGTGAGATTGAGGCCGAGGTTGCGGACTACGACCGGGATTACCGCGAGGTAGGTCTTGAGCTCGCAGCTCAGGTGAGGTCTAAATGACCCGCGAGGACATTGAGAACCTAGCTTTGGGCGTGGGAATGATACGCACCCAAGGAGACCTGATTAAACCCCTCTGGACGGCCTCGGACGCTCAACTGGCTAAGATGGTTGAGACCGTGGTTGCCGAGGTCAAGCAAAGCGCCAGCGAGTACGTTGTGCGGGCGATTAAGAAGGCCGTGGAGTACGAGAGAGCCGAGTGCGCCAAACTTGCGGGGTATGTGAGCAAGGAAGCCGCCAAGTCAATACGGGAGCGTGAGAATGACTGACTTTGAGACCTTTTGGAAGGCTTATCCAAAGAAGAAAAGTAAGCTCCAAGCGCTCCGCACTTGGGAGAAGCTCGCCAAGATCAGGCCGCCCATCGAGGAGCTATTGGCTGCGATTGCGCGGGCTAGGAAATCTGACTCTTGGGCCAAGGCCGGGGGCCAGTACATCCCCTACCCAAGCACATGGTTGAACGATGGCGGCTGGATGGACGAGGAAGAAGTTGACATGAAGGACATCGTCAACGACAAGCCGTGGCATGAGAGCTGGCCCGGAATCCAAGCCAAGGGCGCGGAGCTGGGGGTTTTAGAGAGCAAATTTTTGAGCCCGCAAGATTTTAGAGCTGCGGTGATCAAGGCCGCTAAAGAAGGTCTGAAGGTTGCATGACCTGTGAGAAGTGCGAAAAGGACTCCCGGATCTTTGATCTGCAATGCCACGGTTGCCGAGACAGGCTGGTCATGGGCATAGACTGCAAGGTTCTCCGGGAGATAGAGGCCAAGTATTTAGACATGAAGTTTGGGTTCCTACCGGACTACAAGAAGGAGCCCCATTGCGGTTGCACCAAGGTCTGCCTGAGAAAGTCTAGGTTGCGTGAACAATAAGCTCACCGCCCCCCAAAGACGGCACTTGGCGGCTGTTAAATCCTTGCCCTGCGGGGTCTGCGGAGCCTCAGAACCCTCTGATGCCCACCACATAGAACAAGGGCTCCAGTACACCTGTATACCGCTTTGTAAGGATTGCCACCAAGGTTCCCACAATGGTATCCACGGTCGCAAGGCTATCTGGAACGTACTCAAAAAGACTGAAATGACGGTACTGAATGACACAATCGAAAAGCTCACCCGCTAGGCTGACCCTGCCGTGGCCCCCCAAGGAGCTGAGTCTTAACTACTCAGGCCATTGGGCCCCACAGGCATCAGCCAAAAAGAAGTACCGGTTTGCGGTCAGGATGCTGGCTACCCAAGCCAAGTGGGAGATCCCGGAGGACGGGCCGATATATCTGGAGGTGGAGTTCTACCCCCCGGATAGGAGGCCACGGGATAAGGACAACATGGTTGGTGCTTTCAAGGCGGGGCAAGACGGGCTTGCGGACGCATGGAAAATCAACGATAAAAGAATTGATTGCACATACAAAGTGAGCGATCAAGTAAGCGGTATGGTGAAAGTTAAACTTTTAGGAGAAAAACCATGAAAAAGCTAGTCGCAGTAGTTCTGTTGTCTGTTACCGGTGTAGCGTTTGCAGCTTGCCCACCCTATGCACCCTACGGCTGTCAGCAGACCGCCAGCGGAAAGATGCTGTGCGGTTGTGGTAGATAATTAAACCGGGAGGCGTAACGGCTGGATGCAACGTGAGATCCGGTTGTTGTACACAAACGCCTCCCATTAACAGTTTATAATACTGTTATGGAACCCAAAAAGCGCACCCGTAGGCCGTTTCTGAGCCGAGACATCCTGAAGGTTTTAAGGAAGCACCCCAACCTAACAAGGCGGGAGATTTCTGTGAAGACCCATGCGAAAAGTCATTCGGTCAAGGCGGTTCTATTTAAGCTGGTGGCAACGAACAAGATCAAGTGCGAAAAGGGCAAGGAAACCAACGCCAAGACCGGCCCGCGCATGGTAAATGTCTATTGCCTAACCATTGAGGAAAGTGCAGAATCTAGTCATGGGTGAAATGGAATCTTTCGCGCTAAACCTCTTGCACTCCGCGAGTTGCGCTCACGTCTATCATTGGCAGACTACTAGCTACTCTGCCCATAAGGCTTTGGGTAAGTTCTATGAGGCCATGCCCGACCTAGTGGATGGTCTGGTTGAGACCTATATGGGTCGCAACGGGATATTTGGCGAGGTAGACAAGGAGCAAGAGTTCTACATGGATAAAGACCCGCTTGCGTATATGAAGGCTTTGCGGAGCTATGTAGATGACACCCGCAAGGATCTTCCACAGGATTCAGAGATTCAGAACCTGATCGATGGGATCACGGATCTGATCAACACCACGATTTACAAACTTGAAAACCTTAAATAGGAGTAGCCATGTCCAAGATCAATTTTGAAGTACCCAAGCATTGCAACGACAAGGGTGGACGGTCTGAGCCCAAGAAGAACTCAGTCCAGCAGGGCGGCAAGAACAAGCCTATGGGCGAGAAGATGACCATGAAGGGTCGTGACACCAAGATGGGTACGAACAATTACGGCGAGATTTACCAGAAGTGAACTGCGGGGCGTGTAAGTTTTTCTTAGCAAACCAGAAGTTCGGAATGTGCCAGCGGTATCCTGA